TCTCTGCGTACGTCCCGTCACGTTTTTCCTCAGGGGTAGGTCATGGGTCGACGCGGTCCGCCAAAAACGCCGTCCGCAACCAAACGCGCCCGCGGCACCCTGCGTGTCATTCCGGCAGACGAGCCGCAGCCGCCGGCCGACGGCATCGCCATGCCGCCGCACTTGGGCGAGGTCGCCGCCGCCAAGTGGCGCGAGCTGCTGCCGCTGCTGGAATCGGTCCGCGTGATGACGCGCGCGGACGTAGAGGCGCTCGGCCGCTACTGCGACACCTGGGAATGGTGGCTTGCCACGCGTGCGAAGCTCAAGGCCGACGGCGACACGTACCCGATCCTCAACGACGGCGGCGAGGTGAAGTACATCGCGCAACGTCCGGAGGTGTCGATTGCCCACAAACTCGCGCAGCAGCTTCGCCAGCTCGAGCACGAGTTCGGACTCACGCCGGCAGCGCGAGCGAGCATCCATGTCGAACCGTCGCAGCCGCAACAAGACGACGAAGACCGCCGCATGTTCGGATGAGGTGCCGTGTGGCGCGTGCTCGTCGTGCCTGGCGGTGCGTTTCTTCCAGAAGCACCTCACGCACGCCAAGGGCGAGCTCGGCGGCAAACCGTTCCTGTTGGAGCCGTGGCAGCGGCAGTACCTGCGGGCGCTGTTCGCCGAGGAGAACGGCCGGCGCAAAGTGCGTACGAGCCTGCTCGCCCTGCCCCGCAAGAACGGGAAATCGACGCTGGCCGCCGGCATTGCCCTGCGGTGCCTACTCGAGGACGAGCCGGGGGCCGAGGTCTACTCGTGCGCGGCCTCGCGCGACCAGGCCCGGCTGGTGTTCGACACCGCAAAGATCGCGGTCGAGCAGTCGCCGACACTGCGGCAACACCTGAAGGTCTATCGCAATGCGATTGTGCGAGAGAGCACGCACTCCACGTACAAGGCACTGTCCGCCGAGGCCGGGATCCAGCACGGCCTTTCGGCGCATGCGGTGATTTTTGACGAGCTCCACGTGAGTAACCGCGAGATGTGGGAGGTGATGCTGTCCAGCCAGGGGGCGCGGCGCAACCCGCTAACGGTCGCGCTGACGACGGCAGGGTACGACCGCAAGAGCGTGTGTTGGGAGGTGTGGAAATACGCCGAGGCCGTTGCCGCCGGCGCCGTCAAGGATCCCACGTTCCTGCCGATGATCTTTGCGGCCAAGCCGGCCGCCGACTGGAAGGCGGAGGCCACGTGGGCCGCCGCTAACCCCAACCTGGGCGTGAGCGTGAAACTCGACTTCCTCCGCAGCGAGTGCGCCCGGGCCGTCGAGATGCCCGCCTACGAGAACACGTTCCGGCAGCTCTACCTGAACCAGTGGACGGAGCAGGACACGCGCTGGCTGCGGATGGACCATTGGGCACAGGGCAACGTCCCCTGCCCCGTTGACCTGGCCGGCCGCGAGTGCTGGGCCGGGCTCGACCTGGCCACCACGTACGACACCACCGCGCTCGTCCTGCTGTTCCCGCTGGAGGATGGCCGCTATTGGGCCGAGCCACACTTCTGGATCCCGGAGGAGAACGCGACCGCCCGCGAGCGGCGCGACAAGGTGCCCTATCTGGCATGGGCCAGGGCCGGCCGTCTGAAGATGACGCCGGGCAACGTCACCGACTACGAGATCGTGCGGGCCGACATCCTGGCCCTGGCCAAGCGTTACCAGATCCGCGGCCTGGCGATCGACCGCTGGAATGCAACGCAACTAGCCACCCAACTGCAAGGAGATGGGCTCAACGTCGTAGGGTTTGGGCAGGGTTACGGCAGCATGTCAAGCCCGTCGAAGCAGCTCGAGGCCGCCTGCGTGGGAGGCCGGCTGCTACACGGCGGCCATGAGGTCCTGACCTGGCAGGCGGGCAACGTGGCCGTGCAGCGCGACGGCGCCGCCGACAACATCAAACCTTCGAAGGCGCGCTCCACCGAGAGGATCGACGGCATCGTATCGCTCGTGATGGCAATGGGCATACACGCCACGGCGACGGCACCTCCGCCCAACCAGTCCTGGGACATCGTGACGATATGACCACCGAGCTCGCCGCCGCGGACAGGGGCTACCGGATCATCGACCTGCGCGGCTCGTACGGCGACTCGTGGAACGACTCCCCGGCCCGCGGCCCGGCCGGGATGCGGATCACGCCGGAGACGGCCCTGCAGTGCTCGACGGTCCTGGCCTGCGTCCGGCTGATCGCCGAGAACGTGGCGACGGTTCCGCTGCACGTCTACAAGCGGCTCCCGGAGGGCGGCAAGGAACGCGCCCGCGAGCTGCCGCTCTACCGGATCCTGAACCAGCAGCCCAACGGCTGGGCCACGTCGTTCGAGTTCCGCGAGACGTTGACGGCCCACGCCCTGCTCTACGGCAACGCCTACGCCGAGATTCGGCCGGGCGCCGCCGGGGCCGTCACCGAGCTCTGGCCGCTCCACCCGTCCCGCATGAAGGTCGAGCAGCTCGAGGACGGGACGCTGCGGTATTGCTACCGCGAGCAACGCGGCACCGAGACGGTGTACCGGCAAGACCAGATCTTCCACCTGCGGTGGCTCTCGCAGGACGGCGTGACCGGGATGCTGCCGATCACGCTATCGCGGGACGCCATTGCCCTGGCCCAGGCCCTGGAGACGCACGGCGGGGCCTACTTTGGCAACGCCTGCCGGCTGTCTGGCCTCATGGAAAGCGACAACCCGATCACCGTCGAGATCGCCGAGCGGCTCCGCGAGCAGTTCGAGCGGATGCACCGCGGGGTTGACCGTGCGTTCCGTACGGCGGTCCTGCCCCAGGGCGTGCACTGGAAGGACGTGCAGGGCACCAACGAGGCCTCGCAGTTCTTGGAGACTCGGCAGTACCAGGTGATCGAGATCTGCCGCGCCTATCGCGTCGACCCGTCTTACGTGCAGGACAAGACAAAGGTGGGCTACGCGAGCCAGGAGCAGGCGGCCATCGACCTGGTCCAACAGACGCTCTTACCGTGGTTCCGCCGGTGGGAGTCTGCGATCACGCGCGACCTGATCACGAAGGACGACATCTACTTTGCCGAGTTCGACACTCGCGGGCTCCTGCGTGGCGACCTGGCGGCCCAGGCCAACTGGCTGCAGACGATGCTCAATACCGGCATTTACTCAGTCAACGAGTGCCGCGAGGTTCTCAACATGAACCCGATCGGGCCGGACGGCGATCAGCGGTACATGCAGGCGAACCTGACGACCATGCAGGGTATCGCCGCCAGCGCCGCCCAGCCGCAGCCCGCCGCACTGCCGGCGCCGGAGCCGGAACCGGCCGCACCGCCCGAGCCGCCGGCACCTCGAGCACGCAAACCTTCCACCCGCAAGAGGAAGTGACCATGAACCGCGAGCGCCTCCATTCGCAACTGCCGCTGAACATCGAGACCCGCGGCAACGGGAAGAACTACATCACCGGCTACGCTGCCAAATACAACGTCCGCTCGACGCTCCTGGGCAACTTCCGCGAGGAGATCAAGCCCGGGGCGTTTGACCGCGCCCTCCGCGAGCAGTCGCATCCGATCGTGGCCCTGTGGAATCACGACTCCAACCACGTCCTGGGCAGCACCCGCAGCGGGACGCTGACCGTGGACACCGATTCCGACGGCCTGCGGTACTCGGTCGAGGTGCCCGACACCTCGCTGGGCCGGGATCTCCAGGTTCTGATTTCGCGCGGAGATGTTTGGGGCAGCTCGTTCGCGTTCACGATCCGGGGCCGCGACGGCGAGTCGTGGGCCGAGGAGGACGGCCAGGCCGTCCGCTACGTGCACGAGGTCGACGGCGTCTACGACGTGTCGCCAGTCCTGAGCCCGGCGTACGAGGACGCCACGGCCACCATTGTGCAGCGCTCGTACGAGCGGTTCCTCCAGTCGCACCGACCGGCGCTGACGCTGCCGGCCCTCAGGCGGGACGCGACCACCGAGAACGCCCTCCGCGAGTTCCTCGCCCAGCATGGCTACAAGATCGGGTGATCGCTGCCCAGCGTGCCGACGCGCGCGTCTGGGTGTGGTGCGGAGCTGCCCGGCCGGTGCGTACCAAATTCGGTACTTGAAGTGCCCGGCCTGCGGCGCGCGCGAACGCTCTGTCGTTCCCGCAGACGTGATCCGACGCCGCGGCTCGTTTCCTAACTAGGAACTCTGTGCCCGCGCGGCTCTGCAAGGGGCCGGGGGCGTCTCCATAGCGTGCACGTAGGTCACCACCTACCGCACAAGGAGCCGCTCATGGCCGCCCGCGTCAAGGAACTGCTCGACGAACTCGCCGGAATCCTCGCCGAGATGGGCGCCCTCGAAGACGAGAGCGCGGAGGAAGAGGCGGCGGAAGGCGAAGCGGTCGAGGGCGAGGCCGAGCTGGTCGCGTCCGAGCGTTCCAAGGTCGAGGCCGTCGAGGCCCGCCAGGCGGCCTACGACGCGCTGCTCGTCAAGGCCGAGCGCATTCGCGCCGCCATCGCCAAGGCCGAGGCGGCCGAGGCCCGCAAGAACGAACTGCTGAAGGTCCTGCACCGGGCCGCGCCGGCCCCCCTGGAGAGCACCGAAATGCCCAAGCCTCGAATCGAGCCGGTTTCCTACCGCGGCGTCCTGCGTGCGTTCGACAACGTCGAGACCGCCCACCGCTGCGGCCAGTGGCTCAAGGCTCACTTCGGTGACGCCAACGCCCGCCAGTGGTGCCGCGACAACCTCGGCACCGAGTACCGCGACATGGGCGGCCAGGTCAACTCGCTCGGCGGCGCGGTGGTGTTCGAGGACTTCTCGAACACGATCATCCGGCTCGTCGAGAAGTTCGGCGTGTCGATGAGCCTGGCCCAGCGGCTCACCACGCAGTCGGACACCCTCCTGGTTCCCAAGCGCCTGTCGGGCGTTTCCGGCTACTGGATCGGGGAAAATACGACCATCACGACCAGCGACCCGACCGCGTCGATGGTGCAGCTCGTCCTGAAGAAGCTGGGCATTTCGACCCGCGTGTCGAACGAGCTGCTGGCCGACAACGCGGTGAGCGTGGCCGATTGGCTCGCCCTCGAGTACGCGACCGAGTACGCGTCGAAGGTCGACGACGCGTTCTTCAACGGGTCCGGCGCTTCCAGCTTCGGTGGCATCCGCGGCCTGTCGCAGATCAACGACGGCACCCACACCGCCAGCGTGGCGGCCGCCGCCAGCGGGAACGACTCGATTGCCAAGCTCGACATCGACGACTATCTGGCCGGCCTGGCCAAGCTGCCCAGGTACGCGATCGGTTCGTCCGCCTGGTACATGCACCCGGCGGTCTACCACCAGTCGGTCCAGCGGATGATGCTGTCCAGTGGCACGGTCGGCAGCGGACAGGTCGGCATCCTCGCCGGCGGCAACACCGCGGCCAACCTCGCCCAGGGCACGCCCAACACGTTCCTGGGCCTGCCGGTGGTGTGGGTGCTCAAGATGGATTCCGCCCCGACCAGCGGCGGCATCTTCGCCTACGTGGGCGACATCTCCCTGTCGTCCATCATGGTCACCAAGGGCGATCTCCAGGTCGCCAGCTCGACGGACCGCTACTTCGAGGCAGACCAAACCGCGTTCCGCGCGGTGGCCCGCCTCGACATCGCCCACCACAGTCTCGGCGACAACAGCGCCGCCGGCCCGGTCGTCGCCCTGAAGCTCGCCTGAACCCCATCCCCGGAGAAGTAGCAAATGAACCACCACAGTGGTGCCAAGTCGGTTTCGAAGCACACGGCGAGCGTCGCGGCGTCGGCCACGTTCTCGCACGAGATCGACACGGTCGGCTTCAAGTACGCGGCCATCGACGTGGTCTACTCGCCATTCACGGCGGCGACCTCGAGCTACGCGTCAGTGCTGAAGATTCAGGAATCCGACTCGGCCGGCACGGGCCAGGCGGACATCACCGGCCTGTCGGTCACGGCCGGCGCCGGGGCCACCACCGGCGCGGCGGTTGGTGCGGCGGCTCGGTTCAACCTCGACCTCCGGGGCCGCAAGCGGTACCTCACGGTCGTGACGAGCCCCGGCAACACCGTGGCGGTCGCCAGCAATGCTCGGCTCAGCAAGGCCGAGAACCACGCCACCGACGACGCTGGCGCCGGAGTCGACGACTACGTCTCGAAGTGAACGCTTGACGCGTCTGCGAGAAAACGCCCAGACGGGCGGCTGGTTCGCCCGGCCGCCCGTTTGGCTTTTCTAGGAGCAGCTCATGAAGGTCCACGTACACGGCGTCGAAACCGAGGTAAGGGTCGAGGCCGCGTTCTCGGTGCCCAGGCTGACGTTTAGCGACAACTTCTTCTGCGCCGCCCAGGCCCTCCTGCCGCTCGGAATCGCCCCCACCAAGTTCACCGGGGCGTTCTGGGAGCAGTGTCTCGACCGCGTGCTGCTGGACATGGTCGACCGCACCGACTGGATCCTGACTGTCGACTACGACTCGGTGTTTGAGGCCGAGACGGTGCAGCGGCTCATGGCGGCCGCCCTGGTCAGCGGCTACGACGCGGTGGCGCCTCTGCAGACCAAGCGGGACGAGGGCGTCCCCATGTTCACGCCAGAGGGGCATACTGGCGGCATCGGCCTGGTCACGCTCCCCACGAGCTGGTTCGAGGCCACGGTCCAGCCTGTCGATACAGCGCACTTTGGGTGCACGCTGATCCGGGCGGCGGCCCTGAGGAAGACTCCGGCGCCGTGGTTCCTTGGCGCCCCTAGGGAAGATGGCCATTGGGGCGACGCCAAGGACGGCGAGCGCGGCCGCGTGGATCCGGACATTCACTTTTGGAAGGCCTTTAAGGCCGCCGGCCACAAGGTCGGCCTGGCGCCGCAGATTGCCATCGGCCATGCCGAGCTCAAGTTCACGTGGCCGGGCCGGGACCTCAAGGCCGTCTACCAGTCGCCGACGAACTACTGGACCAACGGCAGCCGCCGGCCGCCGGAGGCCTGGGGCTCCGAGGCCCACCAGGAGGCGAGCGCCAAATGATTGCCGCCGACTTTGTCAAGCTCCGGTTCCTGCGGGCGCACCAGGCCTACCGCCGCGGCGACGTGATCACCTACCCAGCCGGCCCGGCGCGGTCTTGGATCGCCGCCGGCGTGGCCGAGCTCGTAACCGAGACGCAGCAGGAGCTCGAGGTGGCGGCCGTCGAACGCCGCGACGTGGAAACCGCCACGGCCATGCCCAGGAGACGCCGGAAATGAGATATCGCAGCCTAGTCCGGGCCACCCAGCCCGTCGTCGAGCCCGTCAGCCTGGCCGAGGCTAAGGCCCACCTGCGCATCGACACGACGGCCGAGGACAACCTGATCCAGGGGCTGATCGCCACCGCACGGGCCTGGTGCGAGGACTACTGCGACCGGACGTTTGTGCTGACGCAGTGGACCATGAACGTCGACTCGTTCTACGGGTCGGTCGGCTCGCCGGTGCAGTTCGGTTTACGGGCCGACGGCAACAACATTGAGGGCCGCCAGGGCACCGTCCCGAATCTCGACGTTGAGCTGCCGCGGCCGCCGATGATCGCGGCCGGCACGGCGACGGCGGTCGTGATCACCTACACCCCGGCCGCCGGGGCCGCCACCGCGACGCTCTCGGCTACCGAGTACCGGGTGGACCGCCAGAGCACCCCAGGCGTCTGCCGGCCGCTCTACGGAAAGACCTGGCCGTCGCACCTGGTGGACCAGAACAGCACGACAGTCACCTGGTGGGCCGGCTACGGTTCCGACGGCACGAGCGTGCCTGCGGCCGTCCGCTCGTCGATCCTGATGGTCGTGGCCCACCTTTGGAAGAACCGCGAGATGACGACCGAGGCGGCGCTTAAAGAGGTGCCGTACGGCGTCCGGGCCATGCTCGACACGATCCGTTGGGGAGCGTACCGATGATTGCAGCCGGCGAGCTCACCGAGCGGATCACGATCGAGAGCGCCACCGAAACGCGAAACGCGGTAGGAGAGCCGCAGCTCACGTGGGCAACGTTCGCCGAGGCGTGGGCCAAGGTGGAATCGCTGGCCGGCCGTGAGGCAGAGCGGTACGGCGAGATCGTGGGCTTTCGCGGGCACAAGGTGACGCTCCGGGCGCTGTCCGGGCTGACCACGAGCATGCGCGTCATCTATCGCGGCCGGACGCTCGAAATCGGGGCGGTCAACGAATACGAGCGGGTCTGGTACCTTGAGCTGATCTGCACGGAGAAGTCCGCCACATGAGCCTTGTAGAAGCTCCCGAAGCGTTTCTGTATCAGCGGCTCACTTCGCAGACGGCCGTATCGTCGCTGATAGGAACTCGCGTCTATCCGCTCCTGGCGCCGCAAGGCACGCCGCTACCGTTGGTCGTCTACCAGCGGACGGGCGTGGACAGGCCGCAGTCGCTGGCCGGCAACGTCGGCAGCCCCGTGGTGACGCTGCAGCTTACTACCTACGGCACGTCCTACACGAACGTGAAGCAGATCGCCCGGGCCGTCCGCCTGGCGGTCGACGGCTGGACCGGCACTACCTCCGGCGTGACGATCCAGCGGACCACGCTGGTGTCCGAAGCCGACGCGGTCGACGTGCCCCAGGACGACCAGATGCTGCCCTATTACAGCGTGCAGCAGGCCTACGAATTTCGCATCACCGAGGTGACGTAATGGGCACGACTTATCGGGGCGCGATGATCAAGGTAGAGGGGCCAGACCTCTACGAGCTGCGGCAGGAGTTTAAGAAGCTGCCGAAGAACATCGCGGCCCGCGTCATCGGGGCTGCGCTGAAGCGGGCGTCGGCCCCGGCCGAACGGGCGCTCAAGTCGGTGACAGCAAAGGGGCCGACCGGCAACCTGCGGCGGGCGATCAAAACGAAGGTGGTCAAGTATCCGCGGGACGGCGCCGCCGTGGCTGTCGTGGGCTACGTGAAGGCCGGCACCGGCAAGAGCAAGTCGGCCGGCGGCGGCACGGTCAAAAAGGGGCCGGATCGGGCGTATCACCAGTTTTTTGTGGAGTTTGGCACCAAGGAGCGCACGATCAACAAGCCGGCGGCCAAGCCCTACCAGCGGTCGAGCGCCGGGGAGAACCGCAAACTGCGGCGAGCTCTTGGAGCCAAGCAGGCCAGGGAGCTCAAGTCGAAGACCGAGACCGTGAGCCAGCAGGGCGGATACATCTCCAGCTCGTTCGGCCGGCTGGGGCCGTTCAAGCTGAAACGCTCCAAGAAAGGCGGCGGCGGCCGCGTCGCTACCACGCCGGGCTACCCAAAGGCGTTTTTCATCAAGAGCGGCCAGCCGATCCGGATCCCGGCCATGCTGCCGCGGCAGCCGGTGGCCACGGCCTACCGCATGTCGAAATCGGCCGTCGCCGCGAACCTCAACGCCGAGATGAAAAAGGCCCTGGAAAACGGAATGAAGATCCTGGAAGACCAGACACGCCGCGCCCTCGAGCTGCGTGACCTGGAGAAGCTCCTCTAACTGCAAGGTGGCGGGCCGGCAGGCATACCCTAAGGCTATTCCCAGGAGAAAGGCCACATGGCAACCGATTCGCAGGGCGTCACGTTTGTTTTCGCCGGCGCTACGTACACCGTCACCAGTGCGACCGTGACGCCGGGCGGCGATTTGCTGGACCAGTCGCACCTTGGGCAGGCCAGCGGCTCTGGCCGGATCTACCAGACTCCTGCCCTGCGGGATAACGAGCTGTCGTGCGAGGCCCTGGGGACGACGACCGTGGCCATCGGCACGTCTGGGGCTCTGTCGTTTGCCGGCGTCACGTACACCGCGACCGTCTCGTCGAGCAGTGTGGCATACGCTGTCGGCGAGCTGGTCAAGCAATCGTTGACGTTCAAGGTCGCCTCCTGAGCGGGAGGCCGCCGTGGCTGCCAACGCACAGGGGCTAGTCGTGACGTGGGGCACCGCCACGCTCGGCGAGCTCGTCAGCGTGACCGTAGACGGCCTGGCGGCGGACACCGTCGAGGTCACCCCGCGGTCGCAGTCCTCCCGCTTCAAGGCGTTTCGGCCCGCTGACGTGGACCGCGGAACCGTTTCGCTCACGCTGCGTGGCACGGCGGCCATGTCGGCCGCGAATGTCGGCTTGACGGCCAACCTATCAATAACCGGCGCGAGCGTGTCGTGGTCGTTTCCGGCGGCCGTGTTCGAGACGCTCGGGTGGGCCGCCCAGGTTGGCGAGCTCCAGGTCTACAACGTGAAATTCAAGGTATAGCGCATGTCATTGGCAGACGACATCCTGGCGATCGACCAGGCAAGAAGCGTCAAGGTTCACGTGCCAGAGTGGGATCGGGACGTGTGGATACGTACCCTGCCGCTCGGTGAGCTGCAGGCCTGGGAGTTGGCCTGCCTGCGGGCCAAGGGCGAGGGCGTGGACGACTACCGCAGCCGCTACCTATCCAAGTGCCTGGTCGACGACAACGGCAAGGAAATCTTCACGAGCGAGCAGCTCAAGCGAGTGTCCGGCGTGGTTGGCGCGCGGCTGTTCAAGGTCGCGCAGAAGCACAACGACCTAGACCCGAAGGAGATCGAGGACATCGGAAAAAACTGATAGACCGGCCAATGGAGGCTTTTCCGCTTCTGCTGGCCGGGCATTTGGGGATGACAGTGCGAGAGCTGGGGCAGCGGATGGACGTGGCGGAATACAAGCAGTGGCTCGCGCTGCATAGGTACGTAAACCCGTTGGGAGGCGAGTGGAGGCAGACGGCGCGAATCGTGACGGCCACGCTGGCGCCATACTGTCGTTCTCGGCCGCCGCGAGAAGACGATTTCATTCCGATCGAAAAGCCCGCCATGTCCGAGACGCAGATCATGGCGGAATTGGCAAAACTAAGTCGGTGAACCATGGCGACAACCCTTGCACTGGCGATGCGGGCAAGCATGTCCGCCACCGGCGTCGTGTCCGGTGCCAACCAGGCAGCCGACGCGATGGACAAGATGGGCCGCCAGGCCCGGCGGACGGCCGGAGATATGAGCGGCATCCGCGACGTTGCCATCGGGGCGACGATCGCCAACGGCGTGTCGGCCCTGGCTAATACGTTTGTGTCGGCCGGCCAGGCGGCGCTAGGGTACGCCCGCGGCGTGATAAACGCCGTAGACGCGATGAACGACCTGGCGTCGCGCGTAGGGATGGGGGTCGAGAGCCTGCAAGCCCTGCAGATGGCGGCCAAGCTGTCCGGGGTCAATGACGTGACGACGGCCGTGCAGAAGTTGACCGTAGCCATCGGCAACGCTGGCGAAAGCGGCAACACCGAGGCCTTCACGCGGCTGGGGCTGAGTTTTGCAGAGCTGCAGGCCATGTCACCGGAAGAACAGTTCCGGGCCGTACAAGCGGCAATCTCCGCGCTGGCGACCCCGGCCGAGCAGGCCGCCGCGGCGGTGGCAATCTTTGGCCGGTCGGGCGTCGAGCTGCTCCCTCTTATGAGCCAGAACCTGGCCGAGGTCGAAGAACGGATGCGGCGTCTGGGGGCCGTGGTTGGGGCCGACCAGGTCGAAGGCATTGGCGAGATGAACGACGCCCTGGACATGGTCCAGATGACGTTCGACGGGATTGTCGGCAACGTCGCCGGCAACCTCGCACCAATCGTGACGAGCCTGGCCGAAGAGTTCATGTCGTTCGTGGAGTCGTTTAACTCGGTCAGCGGATCTGGCGGGGAAGGCATCGCCAACGTATTGACCGACGCACTCCTGGACGTGGCTGACTATCTGGCCGGCGTCTTCGACAATGTCCTGGCCGGGTTCGACGGGTTCTCCGTCACCATGGGAGAAATCGCGGCTGTTTTTGAGCTTGTCGGCAACGTGTTCACGGCCGTCTCGGAATCGCTCCGCATCGTCTTCAATATCTTCGAGCTCGCCGGGAACGCCCTGATGCTGGGTCTGGGAAAGTTCCTGGAAGGCATCGGAAGTTGGGTATCGAGCGACCTGCAGAAGTTTGGCGCCGGCCTGGCCGAGACGGCCCAGGCAAACGCGGACAAGAACACCCAGGAGATCAACCAGGCGGCGTCGAACGTGGCCGGAGCCGCTACGGCTGCCGTGTTTGGGTCTCCGGCATCGCCGGCTGCGGATGGCCCTGCCAGCCGAGCGGTCGACGCGGCGCGGCAACGCATGACGCCGGACGAACGGCAGCGCCGCCAGCAGGAACGCGACGCCAAGCAGGCAGAACAAAAAGCAGCCCGCGAAGCGGCAGCCGCCGAGGACAAGGCCCAGCGCGAGGCCAAGGCAGCCGCCGACAAGGCAGCCAAGGAGGCCGAGGAGGAGCGCAAGCGTCAGGAAAAAATCGCCAAGGACGCCGCGGACGTGACGGCCAAGATCACCGGCAAGGAGGAGCAACTGTCGGCGGCGCAGGCCGACAAGGCGGCCGCGATCGAAGGCGTAAACGATCAGTCCCTAAAGGCCACCGACGTGCGATCGTCCGAGGGCATGTCCGAGTTCGTGCGACTCGCCACGGGACGGCAGGACCCGGCCGTTGAAGAGAACCGCAAGGCCAACCTGAAGCTCGAGGAGATCCGCAAGGAGCTCCGGGCGCTCCAGACGCAACGCGCCGAAATCCTGGGGGCCGCGTAATGGGCATCGTCTCCTCCACCGAGCTCGCCACGATTTCCGCCAGCCGCAAGTTCGGCGAGGCGCCGGTGTATCAGCGGAAGTTCGTCGTCCAGGTCGACGACCCGGCGACCAGCGAAAGCCTGATTACGAATTCGTGCGGCGTCGCGTTTCTTGACCCACACCCAGACGCCGACTTCACGCTGGCGTACAACGTGGCCGTTTCGAATTACAACGGCTCTCGCTGGCACTACGAGGTGACGTGGGACTACGAGCTGCCGAAGCTCGGCAAGGAAAACGCGGCCGTCAATCCGATGAGCCGGCCGGACATCTGGACGTTTTCCACCGGCGGCGCCGCTGTGCCGGCGCTCACGTACTTCCACGGCAGCGGAAACGGCGACCGGCGAGTCCTGGTCAACTCGGCAAACGATTTTTTCGAAGGCGCGATGACCGAGGAGTCCGAGGTCCGAGTCACGATAGCCGGCAACCGATCGGCCTTCCCGATCGGGGTAGCCAGGGGCATCACCAACTGCGTGAATTCGGACGCCTTCCTAGGGGCGGATCCTTATCAGTGGAAATGCCAGGGCATCACCGGGCAGCTTGCGACCGAGGCCGTCGGCGAGGCCGAGGTCATGTACTGGCAGGTCAGCGTCGAGCTGGTGTTCCGGGCCAGCGGCTGGCGGCTCATGTTGCCCAACGTCGGCTACAACTACCTCGACGGCAGCACAAAAAAGCGCGGTTACGTGATCGACGCGGACACGGGCGAAAAAGTGCCAGCGTCAAACCCCGTCTCGCTCAACACCAACGGCTCGATCAGGCTGGATGCCGCCCCGGACATTCTCTACCGGCGCGTGCATCCGGAGGTGGCGTTTCAGCCGTACTTCGGCACGCCTCCGTTCTAAAAGAGGCCGGGTCTGCGCCGGTAGAACGAACCCATGGCTACATCGTTTGCCTTGCTGCCAGGAGATCTGAATCTCTCGCTCGTGACGGGCGACGAGTTCGGAATGCTCGTCGACCTGGACTTCGACGTGGCGGACTACACCTGGACGGCCATCGTCTACGCGAGCACGACCACCTCGACGTTTGGCAACCCGTCGGGCGTCGTGACGCAGGGCAGCACGGCGGCAACGTTCACGGTGACGGTAGTCAATGCCGGCACTGGCGTAATCAATCTGTCGCTCACCGAAACACAGACGAACGCCTTCAATCCGTCCACGACCTATAGGTGGTACCTGCGTGGCGTGTCGCCGGCCCAGGTGACGCGTACGTATCTGGCCGGCACGTTCACGGTAAAGGCGCCATGAGCATCAACGTCACGGTATCCGGGACAGGCGTGAACGTGGCCGTGGCCTCCGGCATCGGCCCGGCCGGGTTCATCGCTGCTCCAGGCACCGCCACCAACGCGTTCGGGACCTTCCAGCTCAAGGCTGGCCAGGGCGTCACCGTCTCCACCGCGGTCGGTGAGTTCATCTTGTCGAGCTATGGCACCACGGCGATCTCGTCCTATGCCCCGGTGCAGTCTGTCCAAGGCCGCACCGGAACGGTGACCATCCTGCTGGCCGATCTGACGGCGGCCGCTGCAGTGCACACCCACGGCACCGCCGACATCACCGGGTTTGCGGCCGCGGCTTCCGCCGCTGCCCCTGTGCAGAGCGTCCAAGGCCGCGTCGGTGCGGTTGCGATCCTGCGGGCGGACCTTACGGCGGCCGCCGAGGTGCACACCCACGGGACGGCGGACATAACCGGGTTCACCGCGGCCGCTGCCGCTGCATCCCCCGTGCAGAGCGTGGCAGGGCGTACGGGCACCGTGACGCTGTCCGCCGGCGACGTGTCGGGCCTGGCGGACGTGGCCACCAGCGGCAGCTATACGTCGCTGTCCAATGTGCCGACCTCGTTCACGCCGGCCGCGCACACGCACTCCACGACCGATATCGCCTCGTTTGCGGTTTCGGCCGCGGCGGCCGCTCCCGTGCAGTCGGTCCAGGGCCGTACCGGCACCGTGACGATCCTGCGGGCGGACCTGACCGCAGCCGCCGAGGTGCACACGCACTCCACGGGCGACATCACCGGCTACCAGGGCCTGCCGGCCCAGGCGGGCAACCTGGGGCCGCTGGTCACCGACGGCACGAACGCGACCTGGACGAGCCGGTATTCGATCGTGAGCCCGGTTATTGTCCAGGGCGACGGCGTGACGATCAGCCGCAACACAACGGCCGGCGAGATCACGATCGCGGCGGCCGGCGGCACGTCCGGGATCACCGTCGGCTCGGCCACGCCCCAGCCGCTGGGAACGGCGGCGGCCGGCACCTCGAGCAATGCCAGCCGCGAGGATCACGTACACAAGCTGGTTACGGTCGCAGACATCACGGCGGCGGCGGCGGTCCATTCCCACGCCGCGGCCGACATTACGGCGGGCACGTTCGCCATCGCCCTGATCCCGACGATTGGCTACACCGCCCTGTCCGGGGTGCCGGTGACGTTTTCGCCGGACACGGCCGTGGCCAACGTCGCCAGCGTCAACGGGATCACGGGCCAGCCGGTGATCGTGGCCGGTGCCAATGTGACGATCACCACCTCCGCGAGCTCCATAACCGTGGCGGCAGCCACAGGCAGCAGCAGCGGCGTCAAGCTCGGCCTGGTGCTGGCCCTCACGTAGGAGCCAGGGATGGCCCAGAAGCCGGACGGCAAGCAGAAGGGCAACGACCGCGTGACGTTCACGCGGGCGGCGGCCGACCGGATCGCAAGCGTCGTGCTCGAGGTCGAGGGCGGCGGGCGGGACACCGGGCCGCTGGACTTTGGGTTCCGGGGCGGGGCCGGCGGCGGCAAGACGTTTCGGGTCTGCACCTTCACCGGCTCCTGGTCGATCAACACCAGCAAGACTGTCACGTTCCGTGGCGTGACGAGTACGCCGAATACGGTGAGCGCAGTAAACTTATTTACGGAGTTCACGCAGACCACTGCAACAGTGGATTGCGCGATCGCAAAGGACGGCACGGCGTGGTACTTGATTGCGCCAACTGGCGTCGACAAGAAAACGGTTCAGACAAGCGTCATAACAAATGTGTCGCTCGGTACGGCTGGGCTACAATTCACCAGGCTTGACATAAAGATATTTGAAACCGTTTCGTCGTCTTTCGTCACCATCGGCACCACGGCCTGCACCTAATGACACTCGCCACCAAAAACGGCTCGCTGATCGTCAAGGACGGCAAGATCGCAGAGAACTGCGGGTGCTGCGGGGATTGTGTCGACGTAAATTTTTTCACGTCGGGCTTGCTCGGAAAAGGGTGCGGCGGTGCAGGGGTGCAGCACGGCCTTCGCACGATTGAGATACCGCAGCGATTCTCTTTGCCTCGCGAGGTTCACATATCTGGCGTCGTGGACGATGACTTGTCAATAGACGGATCGGTCGTACAGGGGGGGCAGTACGTTACTCCGTTTTTTCCACAATGCAATCCGGCACACCTCGTGTGCTACTCGTTTACAGCCACAAACAGGACGTTCACGGTCGCTGCTATCGACAACCATGGAGGAAACACTAGTTACACGCTGAGAATATGTTTTAGCACGCTGGGGGCAGGTGGCGCGTGCTGCGAAGGCACGACGTGCAGCGTCAAGCCGCAGTGTCAGTGCCAGGGCACTGGGAAGACGTTCAAGGGCGTGGGGACGACGTGCTCGCCGAATCCGTGCAGCAACCCCCTCCCATGATCGCCTGCCACCGCTCACACCTTGAGGCCCGTTGCACCGAGCGTGGCTACACGCTCGACGAGGTGATGCCGTGCGTGGTGGCCCAGGACGGCGACCAGTGGACGATCGACGTGGACCATCAGGCGTATCCACGCACGCCGAAGCCGGGCTACGAGCCGCAGCCGTCGCCACCACCATCCGACCTCGCCCGCACCGACGCTCCCTCGTTCTTGACCAAGGTCAAGAACTTCGCCACCGCAGCCGCACAGCACGTCGCCGCCGGGATGCCGATGGCGAGCGACGCCGAGATCATCAGAAGGCACGACATCTGCCTGACGTGCGAGCACCTGCAAAACGACGCCTGCAACCTTTGCGGATGCCCGGTTAGCAGGGTGGCGGGGTACGTGTCGAAGCTGAGTTGGGCGGATCAGGAGTGCCCGGCGGGCAAGTGGGGCAAGGCGCCGCCCGCTTGACACTGCCTGCAAACTCGCAGCATGGCACGCCGCCGGCGACGGACCGTCTACATCGGCGACCAGCGGTGGAAGCTGGAGCGGACCAGGCTACGTTCTGACGCCGGGCAGTGCGACTACACGGCGAAGGTCATACGCCTGTGTAGCAGCCTCTCCGGGCTTGACCTCTTAGATACCCTGATCCACGAGCTGACACACGCACGCTGGCCAGACCTGAGCGAGGACGCCGTCGAGGAGTTTGCGACGACGCTGGCCGGAGTGATTGACGCGGAAGGGTTTCGCCATGGGGAAGACGAAGAGGCTGATTGATGCCGTGAGCAGCGACCCAGGCATTGTTCCACGGCATTGCATCTCATGGGACAAGCGTATTTCAGAGCAGCATCGGGCGGAGGTCGAGGAGATCCGCGAGGCTTACCGCACGGGCAAATTAAAGGGGCCGGCGGAGACGCTGGCTAAGGTCATATCAAAGCACCTGCGTGACAGAGGTATCAGCACCATCGGCCACGACGGAGTCAAACGATGGCTAAGCGAAAGCTGATAGCAGAAATTGCCGCCGAGACACTGCCGGCGAAAGACGCTGAGCAAGTCACCATTAAGCACGATGGAGATACAAAGGAGGCGAGGTCCGTCTCTCGGTCAATCCGTACGGTCGAAGATCTGCTGCGGCACATCGAGGCCGATATGACTCTCTTTGAGGTGGCCGCCAGCGAGGCTACCAAGTGGGAGGGGCTGACGGCCGGCGACGACGGGCCGGAAGTCACAGAGCTATTCCGAGTGTTCGTGCGACTGAAGCCTCGGGCGGGGCCGAGCGTCCGCGAGTGCGTCGAGGCGATGATTGAGGCCGCCAAAAAGGATCTCGCCAAGCCCTTGACCAAATCCGTCAAGGCACCGAAACAGCCTGGCCCGTGGCAGGTGCTGGTCGTGGCCGACACGCACTTTGGCAAATACTGCTGGAACCGCACCGCTGGCGGGGGAGACTACGATCTTGATATTGCCGCCAAGCTCG